TATTCTTGAAAGATAGAAGAAAGTAATTTAAATTCTTTTCTTTGAGCGTTGTGCATTCTTTTGTGAATTGCAGATAAAACTTTTGTAGACCTTTCTAACAAGGCCATTGTTGTACCAACAGGAGCGTTTGGATTGCCTTGACCTGTATTTATTTCAGCTATAGATGCAAATTTTTGACCTGAATCAACTAGTAATCCAAGCAAAGAAAGTAGCGTACTGCTAGGTTCCTTAAATGGTAATGGTTGAATAGATTCTCTTAAAGACCCACCAGGGGCATCTACATCTCTAAACTCTCCAGGCTGAATAGGGGTGTCCTCATCCCTAATCCTAATACCTCTTGTCTTAAACCCAGCAGGTAGGTTAGCAAGGGTACCCGCATCAATTAACTGCCTCAATATAGATGTAGACGCTTTTGAAAGACCACCAATCATATGAGTTAAACCAAACCCATAAAATCCTAAACCTGGTAGAAATTTAAAATGAACAAAATACTCAACTTTATTTTTTAAAGTATCTTCTTCTTTATAGTTTCTTCTAATAGATAATATTTCTTGATTGTTAGAGTCTATTGTTACGATATAAGGCAGTTTAATTCCTGTAAAATCTCCTTCTTCGTCAGTATCTTCAAATCCTTCTAAATCTAAATTGCAATGTACTTCATATAAAACAACCAAGTCATCTGAATCGTATGTTGGTTGCATCCCAGAAAGCTTGTTTATTTCTTCTTTTATTTCTGAAAATTGATTTTCTCCTTGACTGTTTTGTAAATCAAGCATCCTATAAAAACCTGACGCTTGTAATTTTTTTACTTCGTTCTCAGACATCTTTATAACATTAGTAATGCGTTGGCAAGATTCTAAATCTGTTGTGTAATAAGGAACAATTAAATCTTCTGGAGCAATAAACTTAGAAACAGCTCTGCCCAAATTATCATCGTAATAGACTTTCTTAAAAGCTGACCCTGCTAACGGAAGGTAGAACAACATCTGATCTAACTCCTCATCAAACTCTTCCATTACATGAACAATTTGATAGTTCATAAAGTCTTGGACTCGTTGTGCTTGAGTTTCTTTTATTGAATCATAAAGACCTATTACTTGAGTTTTTACAGGTCCGTTTGATGGTAAGAGTTCTTTGTATGCTTGAGCTTGAAAAGTTGTAACTGCTTCTCCCAATAAAGGATGGGTAACGTTACTTGCACCTTCAAAGGGTTGTGATCTTTGTTCGTCAAACTTCATGCCTAAATACTTTAGGCCATCTGTATAAGTTTTTTCCCAATCTTCTCTTGAAGATTTATCTTTCTCTATACCATCTACTAAGTTACTAGCTATTACAGATAACTCAGAATCTTCTATTAATTCAGCTAAGTTGTCGTCAAACTCTGACTCAACTGACTCGTCATCTAGCTCACCTAAGATTGCACTACCATCTTCCATCATAGTTACATTTTCTTCAGTCTCGCCAATCATTGCATCAAATAATTCCTCATTCTCAACATCCTCAAAAGATCTTTCTTTTGTAAGGTCTTCACCGTCAGGTGCAATAATATTTTTTTCAATAGCCATTAATGTAAAACTCTTTTTGTAATTGGTTTAAATTCTGTTTCACCAAAGTCATGAATCTCCCCTACAACAATAATATTAAAATCTTCAGCCTGTCTCTCAGCTTCTTCCCAATCGGAAGCAATAATTAAAGGCCCACCGTAAGATTTGCCTTCTTTTTGATATTCAGTAAGAAATAACCTCATGTTAATAATATACTCGATTTATAGGAGCTCTTTCTCCATCTTGATAATCATCTTCAAGAGAAACAAGACCACCTTCTCTAAATCTCATTAGAGCTTGAGTCATAGTATCACATAAATCATCGTTAGCTCCAAACGGAAAAGACGCACATTCTTCTATCATTTCTTCAGCAAATCTTTTATCTGGAGCCCAAACTAAACCACTTTCAAATATTGGCGCTACAGAATGCATTCTAGAATGTTTATCATGACCCCTAGAAGGAGAATAGTTTACAACAGGAATTCCCAATCTTCTTAGCTCATGAGTTAACGGCGTACCAGATGCTTTTGCCTCAATTAAAACCATATCAGGTTCCCAGTATTGATACTCTTCATACGCAACTCTTTTTAGCTCGGGAAAATCCCAACGATCTTTTTGTGCATCTAATAGTATGATTGAATCAGGAGCATCCTCGCTAGGTTTAAAAACACCCCACGTTGATATAGCTGAGTAATCAGCAGTTGTTTTTTTAGAGTAAGCAGTATCGTAACTTTGTATAATATATTTAACGCTTGGTAGTTCGTCGTGAGTCCATTCATTCCACCAATCTCTTTTAACAATAGATCCTTCTTCTGCTGTTGGCGTTTGCATCCATTGAGCATTCCATTTAACAACTGGCAAAGATGCTTTAACTTTTTCTAATTCATCTAAAGCCCAAAACTCAGGCCACAAGGGATTGTTTGTTTCTGGAAAAATAGCAGGAAACTCTATAATGTCCCATTGATCTGCCTTTGTTTCTTTNTGAGCACTTAAAAGTTTTGCTGTCAAATCAACAGCACTCCAACGTGTCATTACCAATACAATAGCTCCACCAGGCTGTAAACGCTGTCTCGGTCCTGATGTGTACCATTCCCAACAAGCTTCCATTTGAGTTAATGAAAGGGCATCTTGTTCTGAGTGAGGGTCATCAATAATTAACAAATCAGCACCACGACCTGTAATCGCTCCACCCACACCAGCAGCAAAGTATTCACCACTCTTGTTGGTTTCCCAACGTCCTGCTGATTTACTGTCTGCTTGAAGTTCAACTCCAGGAAATATTTTTTTATAATTGTCTGTATCCATCATGTTACGAACTTTACGACCAAACCTAACGGCTAACTCACCTGTATGCGTTGTTTGCATAATTTTTCTGTTAGGTTGCTTACCCATAATCCAAGCGGGAAAATAAGTAGAAGCAAATTCAGACTTAGTATGACGAGGAGGCATATTAACGATTAAACGTTTTATTTCTCCTGATGCTACCTTTTCTAATTTTTCTGCAAATATTTTATGATGCTTACCACAAATAAATTCTGGCCACATACGTTCAACAAATTGCAAAAAACTTTCATGACACCCTTCTCTATCTTTGATGGATTGCAGTCTTTCTTGAAGCAATAAAGCTTCTTTCATTTCTTGATCTGATAAATGGGCTAGACTCATAATGCAGATAGCATATTGTCTATACTAACAGGGCCACCTATTGCATATCCTGTTGTGTCGAAGTTTTTAACAAATTCTGGTGATCCAAGATCAAGCTCTATAACAGAACCATCTGCATTTTTAAGAACAGCGCCAGCTTTAAGTGCTGCATATAAACNAGGGTCTGCTATAAAAGCTTCTATTATTTTTTTAGTTGTAGCCTTGGGATCTCTGTTATGATTATAATCATCAGTAACAGTAATTGTATTTGAGTCTTTGTTGTAATTTACGTCTGCTTTTCCAGTAAATGTTTTTGCAATATAGTTTGGGTCTTGCATGTTTGTGTATAGATCACCAATACTTTGACCGTCAGAATCAAGGGCGCCTGGAAATTCTTCTAAAAATTCTTCATAACTGTAATCTCTTTTTCCTTTTCTACCACTACCATAAACTACATCTAACTCCCCTCTTTTCCAAGCTTCAAATTTTTCGTCAGACATGCCTAGATTTTTTTTGCCCCAATAAATGTCACCATAATCACTCTCTGTTCCATACGCGCCATAATCCATCATTACACTTGAATCTTGATCTAAAGGAAGCTCGCCACTAGCCATTATCTCTTGTGCGTACCGATAGTACGCTTCTTGTTCTTTTTTGGTTAAATCATTTATATCAACATTACCTTTACCGCCTGCCATATGATAAGCATATTGTTTAACATTAATAGGAATAAAAGGCAGAACATCTCTAAAGAAACTAAAATCTTTATATTCATCTAAAGCTCTGTCTCTTGTTTCTGGGTCTTCTATTGAATATATTTCGTAAAGTTGTGGATCATGATACTTAGCAGTTTCTACTTGCCTAGCGTAGTCTGCTTCATAATCAGCATAAGCTTTTGCACGGTCTTCTTCTGTTGCATTATTCTCAACAGGCTGTACGTCTGGAAGATCATTATCTACAACGCCACCATCCACAAATGCATTAATACCTTTTTCTTTAACTGCTGCTAAGAACTCAGGAGTAAATGTATAGTAAGCTCCCGCTCCAACGTCAGTATCACCTGCAAAAGCAAACTTTCCTGAATCTTCAAAATTCCCAGTATTAGGCATTGATAATTCAAAAACATCATCTTTAACTTTTAATTCTTGTAAAATTTTTCTTAAAGTTTTAGTCATTTCTTTGTACTGAGCCATTACAATTTCATTATCGCCACCTTCTTTTA